CCCTTTTTTTGGCGATCCCACTGCCAGCCATTTGCATACTATTTCGCACAATGGATCACCAACAGGGGAGGGGGATACAAATCCTATCCAAGTGTTAGTAGGCACTGACATAGAAATGACCCCCTTACCAAATTCTGAACAAACATAGGGGGGGTATATTTTTATGAAAGCAAGCATTCACATTGAAGTAAATGACGATACGGGCGAGACCATGATGACAACCATGGGAGAAGGTGATGCGCTTGAGCTGGCTAATGAAATGATTGAGATGGCGATTAATGGTGGCTTAGATGACTTTGTAGGAAATGAGATAGAGACGCATACGAAACAATGACGCCCCGCTTAGATGCCCGTAAAGCCAAACAAACAAAGTATGAGGGTTTACCCTGCATACACGGCCACGGCACTTTACGCTGGACGGCCAATGGAGCTTGCGTTAGATGCAGGACCTTACAAAAAGCAAGACGATATTACGAGAAACAAGCAAAGAAGACATTAAGTAAACCAGGCCGTAAACGTAAACATGAAGATGATGTAGTACCCAAAAAACCGCAAAACCCAAAAAACTATTATGACAGGACTACCGACATTGGCAGATGGATCTACCGATCCAAAACGGGCAAAAACAAAAAAGCCCGTAAGGAACTATTGGTCGATCACTACAAACAATTGATTGTTAGTCACTGCCCACTTCTTGGAATAAGACTGAGCTACGAAAACTATAAACTAAAAAAAATGCCTGATAACTACGCTACCTTAGATCGCATTGACCCCAACCTGGGATATGTCTTTGGCAATGTCCAGATTATCTCCTACCGTGCCAATACGATTAAAAACAGTGCCACCTTGGAAGAGATGGCACTCATTGTAAAAAATTGGAGCGCCCGTGAAAAGCTTTGAGCAATGGAAGATGGACATGGATTTAACTGTGGCTACCTATGATGCAAAAATACAACGCTTGCAGATGGAGATAGATGCGATGAAGGCCGTCAGGGATTCTTACGCCTGTGCATCCTATCCTGGCTGCTTTAAGAGATTAAGCAACTACGAACCTGGTATGGAGGATTGCGGTAAATGACTCCTGCACAAAAAGAGATCTACCTAGTCATAGAGCAGTGGTGGGCAAAGTTTGGCTTTGGCCCGACTATTGATGACATTATGCATATCACTGGAGACAGGGGACGAGGTAATGTAGCTAGAAAGATGAAGCTATTGATAGAGATTGGTCTATGTAAGGGCAATACCCGTAGAAGTAGATCGATACGGCCTGCTCATATTAGAGGTAAGGATATCTGTGGATAATTTACTGGAGATCGTAGACCAGCTGCCAGAGGCAGAACGGGCGGCCTTGATGCCGTTGGCGATTGCCTATCAAGATGCGCTGACCAGAGAAGCGGGCCAGGATGACTTTATGTCCTTTGTACAAACCATGTGGCCTAACTTTATTCACGGCCAGCATCATGCATTGATGGCACAAAAGTTTGAAGAGATTGCCAGTGGCAAAACCAAGCGGCTGATTATTAATATGCCGCCTCGCCACACCAAGTCTGAATTTGCCAGTTACTTACTACCCGCCTGGTATCTGGGAAAGTTCCCGCAAAAAAAGATTATTCAATGTTCAAACACGGCCGAGCTTGCAGTAGGCTTTGGTCGTAAGGTCCGTAACTTAGTCGATGGAGATAAATATGCCAAAGTATTCCCTAATGTGGCTCTTAGATCAGATAGTAAAGCTGCTGGTCGTTGGTCTACTAATGCTAACGGGGAGTATTTTGCTATTGGTGTTGGTGGTACTGTTACTGGTAAAGGTGCTGATCTGCTCATTATTGATGACCCTCATTCCGAGCAAGAAGCTGCATTGGCAGCAGGGGATCCTAGTGTTTTTGATAAGGTCTACGAGTGGTATACTTCAGGTCCTCGCCAGCGTCTGCAGCCTGGAGGATCTATTGTAGTAGTGATGACCCGCTGGTCTAAGCGGGACTTAACAGGCAAAATCTGCCAGGCCATGATCGATCGTGATGGCGATGAATGGGAGATTATTAGCCTTCCTGCTATCAAAAAAAATGAAAAACCATTATGGCCAGAGTTCTGGTCGTATGAAGAGCTTTGCAAGCTGAGAATTGAATTGCCGCTTTCCAAGTGGCAAGCCCAGTATCAACAAGACCCAACCTCCGAAGAAGGCGCCATTATCAAACGGGAGTGGTGGCAGGTCTGGGACCAAGAGCGGCCTCCGCAATGCGATCACGTGATTCAATCTTGGGATACAGCCTTCACAAAATCGGAACGGGCAGACTACTCCGCCTGTACAACCTGGGGTGTTTTTTACCTCAATGAAGATAAAAATGATGCCAACATCATCTTGTTAGATGCATTCAAAGAGCGTATGGAGTTTCCCACGCTCAAACAAAGAGCCATTGAAATGTACAAAGATTGGCAGCCCGATAGCTTTATTGTGGAAGCTAAAGCCTCTGGTGCGCCACTGATCTTTGAGCTGCGTAGGATGGGCATTCCCGTCCAAGAGTTTACACCGACTCGTGGTAACGATAAAATATCAAGGGTAAATAGCGTATCAGATCTTTTTGCTTCTGGCAAAATCTGGGCGCCTAGAAAAAGATGGGCAGAAGAAGTCGTAGAAGAGTTAGCGGCCTTTCCTAACTCTGACCATGATGACTTGGTCGACTCAACAACGCAAGCATTATTAAGATTTAGAAGAGGTGGGTTTATCACATTACAAAGTGATGAACCTGATGAACCACAAGAGTTTAGACGCAAAAAAGGTTATTACTAAGGATACTTATGTCAATTGAAAAAGCAATGTACGCAGCACCTCAGGGTTTACCCGACCTAGAAGGCCCCGATGTCGAAATAGAAATCGTTGATCCTGAAGATGTCATCGTCAATGGCATTGATCTGATGCCAGAGAAAACTGAGGATGAAGATTTTAATGCAAACTTAGCGGAGTATCTTCCTGAATCTATTTTGTTGCAAATTGCTGGCGATTTGTTGGGCGATTTTCAATCTGACTTAGATAGCCGCAAGGACTGGATTCAAACGTATGTTGACGGCCTTGAATTGCTGGGATTAAAAATTGAAGAGCGCACCGAACCATGGGAAGGAGCCTGCGGTGTATATCACCCAGTGTTAGCTGAAGCCGTCATCAAGTTCCAGTCTGAGACGATTATGGAAACTTTCCCAGCGGCTGGCCCAGTCAAGGGCGAAATCATTGGTAAAGAAACCCAAGAGAAAAAAGATGCTTGCGAGCGTGTCGTTGAAGACATGAATTACGAGCTAACGGACAAGATGCAAGAGTTCCGTCCTGAACACGAGCGGATGCTATGGGGCGTAGGTTTATCTGGTAACGGCTTTAAAAAGGTTTACATTGACCCAAGCCTAGACCGACAAGTATCGATTTATGTTCCTGCTGAAGACATCGTAGTTCCTTATGGCGCTTCTAGCTTAGAGTCAGCCGAACGTATCACTCATGTGATGCGTAAAACCGAAAACGAGCTCAAGCGCTTGCAATATGAAGGTTTTTACAGAGACATTACCCTTGGTTCGCCTGATAACACGCTCGATGAAATCGAAAAGAAAATTGCAGAAAAACTTGGTTTTAGAGCAAGCACAGATGATCGCTACAAGATTTTGGAGATGCATGTTCATCTGGATTTAGAAGGGTTTGAACATACAGATCATGAAGGCGAAGCCACAGGCATTGGTTTGCCGTATGTTGTAACCATTGAAAAAACAAACGGTCAAGTATTAGCCATCCGTAGAAACTGGGATCCAGATGACAAAACACATCAAAAACGCCAACACTTCGTCCACTACGGGTATATTCCTGGCTTTGGTTTCTACCATTTTGGCCTTATCCATCTTATCGGTGCTTTTGCTAAATCTGGTACTTCCATACTCCGCCAGCTGGTTGATGCAGGGTCACTTAGCAATTTGCCAGGGGGCTTTAAGACCCGTGGCTTGCGAGTCAAAGGCGATGACACACCGATAGCACCAGGCGAATTCCGTGATGTAGATGTGCCTAGTGGCGCCATGAAAGACAATATCATGCCGCTGCCGTACAAAGAGCCAAGCCAGACATTGATGGCGTTGCTCAATCAGATCGTGGAGGAAGGCCGTAGGTTCGCTTCTTCTGGAGATTTAAAAGCTTCTGATATGTCAAGCCAGTCCCCAGTTGGGACTACGCTAGCAATCTTAGAGCGTACCTTAAAAGTCATGTCGGCCATCCAAGCCCGTATTCATTTCTCGATGAAGCAAGAGTTTAAGCTGCTCAAAAAGATTATTGCAGACTATGCTCCAGAAGATTACAGCTATGAGCCAACCGTAGGCAGCGCTAAAGCCCGTAGATCCGATTATGAGATGGTGAACATTGTTCCTGTCTCAGATCCAAATGCGGCCACGATGAGCCAGAAAGTAGTTCAATATCAAGCGGCTCTGCAATTATCTCAAACAGCACCACAGCTATATAACCTGCCTTACTTACATCGCCAGATGCTAGAAGTCATTGGTATTAAAAATGTGGAAAAAATGTTGCCAATGCCTGATGAACAAAATCCCGTAGATCCTGTTACTGAAAACATGAATGCGCTCAAGATTAAACCTCTTAAAGCATTTATTGGCCAGGATCATAAAGGGCATATTGCCATTCATACGGCCGCATTGAATGATCCTTCAATCAAGAAAACTATTGGCCAAAACCCACAAGCTCCGCAAATTATGCAGGCGCTGCAGGCACATATTGCCGAGCACGTAGGCATGGAGTACTTAGTGCAAATGCAACAGCAGATGGGTATTCAAATTCCGTATAACGGAGATGAAGATCCTGACTTTAAGATTACGCCAGAACAGGAAATGCAAATTACCCGCCTGGCCGTACCAGCAGCGCAAAACCTGCTCAATCAAAACAAAACTGCTATGGCCGCACAACAGGCTCAACAAGCCGCTCAAGATCCAGTCATTCAGATGCAGATGAAAGAATTGCAGCTTAAAGCGCAAGAAATTGAAATTAAGCAGAAGAAAATGCAAATCGATGCGGCCAAGGGAGCAGATCAGATTGAGATCGAAAAGATGCGTATTGCAGCGCAAAAAGAAATTGCAGGAATGCAAATTGGCGCCAAGACAGCAGCTGATAAAGCAAACCTAAGTGCTAAGCAAGAGCTCGAAGGTATGCGTCTAGGCCATCAAATTGGCAGTGCCAAAGCCCAATTAAATCAACAGAAGCAAGCCCAAAAGCTACAAGTGACTGCGGATTTATATAAAGCCGAGCAACAAAGCAAATCTAAAAAGGAAACTAAATGAAAGAAAAAATGCTTGACCATCTTCTCAAACAGATCGATGGAAAAGTAAGGTCTCTTGAAGAGTCCTTAGGTACTGGAGTAGCCAAAGACTACTATGATTACCAAAAAACGTGCGGCCAAATAACAGGTCTTTTGTCCGTGCGGATGTACATAACTGACCTTAAAAAGAACTTGGAGAATTTTGATGAGTGAAATACTAATCGGCTCAAACCCCGATGATGTAAACGCAACAACAACTCTGCCCCAAACAGCAGAAGAAAAAGCAAGACAACTACCAGAACCCCAGGGCTACCGAATGTTAGTCGGTATTCCTGATGCCGAAAAAGAACACGCAGGCGGAATCCTTAAAGCGGATACCACTTTGCAAATGGAAGAAGTGCTTTCCACGGTTTTTTTTGTAATCAAAATGGGTCCAGATTGTTACCAGGACAAAAATAGGTTCCCAAATGGACCTTGGTGTAAAGAAGGTGATTTTATTCTTGCACGTCCAAACACTGGCACACGGCTTAAAATCCACGGCCGTGAATTTCGATTAATTAATGATGATTCTGTCGAGGCAGTCGTAGAAGACCCTCGTGGAATCACACGTGCATAAGGAGTCAATCATGGCAGAATTTGAAAAACAAGATTTTTCTTTCTTAGAAGATCAAGATGCAACCCCTGAAACCGTCAAAGAACCCTCAGAAGATGTAGAAATTGAGATTATTGACGATACCCCAGAGGAAGATCGCAAGAATGCAACCCCATTACCTCAAGAAATTGTTGAGGAAATCGATCAAGATGACTTAGAAGCGTACTCTAAAGAGGCAAAACAGCGCCTTTTGCAGATGAAAAAGCTCATTAATGACGAGCGCAGAGCCAAAGAAGCGGCAATTCGTGAAAACGAAGAGGCAATTCGGGTCGCAAACGCCATTATTAATGAAAATAAACAGCTCAAAGGCCGCTTATCCAATGGCGAAAAGGTTTATATCAATACCGCCAAGGAAAAAGTAGCTACAGAACTGGAAGTAGCAAGACGTGCGTACAAAGATGCTTATGATTCTGGAGATTCTGACCGTTTGTTAGAGGCTCAAGAGCGTTTGACAGAAGCAAAAATGAAAGCGCAAGATGTTGAGCGTTATCGTCCACAGTATGAAGAAAGTGATGTACAATTACCCGTACAAGAGGCTCAAAAACCTCAGCAACCATCCCGTTTGGACTCAAAAACCCAAGCATGGCTAGATAAAAATAGCTGGTATGGTACAGATGAAGATATGAGTTTTCTCGCTATGGGAATTCATAAGCGCCTGGAAAGAGACGGAGTCCCTGTCGGGTCCGACAACTACTGGAACGCTATTGATACTGAGATGAGAAAGCGCTTCCCCGACAAGCTTGGGGAACCAGAAGCCAAACCTTCTGCGACAACACGCAAAAGCACGGTGGTTGCTCCAGCGACACGTTCAACATCCTCCAAAAAGATCACATTGAACACACGTCAAATGGAACTGGCTAAAAAATTCAAAATTACGCCAGAGCAATATTACAACGAACTAGTTAAAACGGAGTCCCAAAATGGCTGAAAACAATCGTACCCCCCGTGAAGTAGCAACAAGACAACAGGCAGAGCGGCCAAAAGCATGGTCTTTGCCAGAATTGTTACCTGAACCAGACAAGCAAGCAGGTTTTGCTTACCGCTGGGTAAGGGTTTCGATGCTTAACAATGCTGACCCTCGTAATCTCTCCTCAAAACTGAGAGAAGGCTGGGAACCAGTCAGAGCAGAAGAGCAACCGAAATATGGAATGTTGACCGATCCAGATAGCCGTTATAAAGACAATATCGAAATCGGTGGTTTATTGCTCTGCAAGATTCCTGAGGAATTTGTAAAGGCAAGGATGGATTATGAGGCCAACCAAACCCAAGCAAACGCAGAGGCAGTAGACAATAGTTTTATGAGACAAAGCGATACCCGTATGCCACTCTTCCAGGAGAGAAAGTCTACAGTGAGTTTTGGAAAAGGTTCTTAATTAATTTAGGAGATTTAATATGGCTTATCCTACAGTTTCGGCCCCTTACGGCCTAAAGCCAGTTAACCTAATCGGTGGTCGTGTATATGCGGGTTCTACCCGTATGTTCCCTATCGTGAACGGTTATAGCACTAGTATGTTCAACGGTGACGTTGTGCAAATTGGTACTGGCGCAAACATTGGTAACTTAATCGCTTCAACATTGGCTTACAACGCTTCTTCAGCAGTTGCTGGAACAATCGGTGTATTTGTCGGTTCGGAGTATTCAACAACTGGTGGTCCAATCTATGGCAAAAACCGCTATCAATTCTGGCAAGCTAGCACTACGGCTCCAGATGCAATCGGTTATGTAGTAGATGATCCTCAAGCTGTGTTCCAAACAGCAGTATTGGCTAACCCAGCTGGTACAGGCGGTTCTACAACAATTCAGTACATTAACCCAGCTTTCGTTGGTTCTAATGCTTACTATATTGGTGCAGCTGCTGGTAACACTGGTTCCACCACTACTGGTGACTCTTCTGCTGGTATTGCAGTTTCTGCATCTGCCACAGTAAGCACACCAATTACAACATCAGCACCATTCCGTATCGTTGGTTTAGTGCCTGCTTCAGCTGTTACTGTGACTCAAAATGCTACAACTTCTAGCACAACGATCACATTATCTGCTGCAAACAGCGCAATCCAGCCTGGCATGGCAGTATCTGGCCCTGGCATCACTGCAGGTTCAAATACTTATGTGACAGCTGTATCTGGTACTACTGTAACTATCAACACTGCTGTAACAACAGCACAGTCGACAGCTGCACAGTTTTCTTTCACTGGTTACCCAGAAGCATTAGTAACATGGAACTTCGGTTACCATAGCTACTTCAATGCCACTGGCGTTTAATTAAGGAGCTATAAATGGCTATTTCTCGTGCACAACTACTAAAAGAGTTGCTCCCTGGTTTGAATGCTTTGTTTGGACTTGAGTATGCTCGCTACGGTGAAGAACATAAAGAGATCTATGAAATTGAGACCTCTGAGCGTTCTTTTGAAGAAGAAACAAAACTGTCAGGCTTTAGCGCTGCTCCAGTCAAAAACGAAGGCCAGGCCATCGCTTATGACAACGGGCAAGAAGCATGGACAGCTCGTTACAACCATGAAACTATCGCTTTGGGCTTTAGCTTAACTGAAGAAGCAATCGAAGATAACCTCTACGATTCTTTGTCAGGCCGCTATACCAAGGCTTTGGCTCGTGCCATGGCTTACACCAAGCAAGTTAAAGGTGCTGCAGTATTGAATAACGGTTTTAACGGCCAATTCACTTATGGTGATGGTCAGCCTTTGTTCTCTACAGCTCATCCTTTGATCTCTGGTGGTGTTAACGCCAACACTCCATCTACTCCTGCTGACTTGAACGAAACTGCGTTGGAAAACGCTGTTATTCAAATCGCTGCATGGACAGATGAGCGTGGTCTCTTGATCGCTGCAAAACCTAAGAAATTGATTGTTCCACCTGCACTACAGTTCGTTGCTACTCGTTTGTTAGAGACAGAACTCCGTGTTGGTACAAACAACAATGACATCAATGCAATTAAGAACAACGGTTCCGTTCCAGAAGGTTATACAATTAACCACTTCTTGACCGCTACTAATGCATGGTTCTTGACCACTGATGTACCTAACGGTTTGAAGATGTTCGTTCGTACCCCATTACAGAACTCTATGGATGGTGATTTCGACACTGGTAACGTACGTTACAAGTCTCGTGAGCGTTATTCCTTCGGTGTTTCTGACCCATTGGGCGTATACGGCTCTTACTAAAATACTCTCGTGAGGAGTTTTAGCCCCGCTCAAAAGGCGGGGTTTTTTTTGCAATATTTATTTGCAATTTGCAAAATTGATGTAAAATAACGCTATCTGGGTAATTCACTTATGCCACCACTGCCCCAGCAGACGATGCAAAGATCGGCATAAGTACTTTTGCATAAGGAGTCCATTATGGGACGCAGCACATTTGAAGGACCGATTTTATCGGGTGATAATCGTTTTGGCCCACTACGTAACGTAGGCTACGCACAATTAGTGCAAAACGTAGATATCAACATTGCCAATACTACGCCTGGTACTTCTACCTATGGCGGTACTGCAGGTCAATTCGTTGTATCAAACGGTGTTCCAAATATTAATGGCGTAGTTTATACACCATCAGCTACGGCAACCCCAACAGCGCAAGTTATTCCTGCGGATACAAATACTAATATTTACCGTGGCGCAGTATTTTATCTGCCTACTGGCGCAGATTTAGATGATATTTTCTTTGATATCGCTACACAATTTTCTGTTACTGGCGGTACTGCTGCATTGACTTCAGTACAATTCCTTGCTAGCAACAACTACACAGCAGCAGCAGGTAGTGCAGCGTATTTCCAAACAGCTGCGATTACTTCTAACGCTGTAGGCCGTCAATCTTTGGCTACATTTACAGGTACTCAAATTGGTAATCAGACAGCAACTTCTACTGATATTTATCAAGGTGGTACACAGCCTAACTTGTCACAAGTGGTAGTAACCATTGCTTTGGTTGGAACCGCTTTGTTGTCAGCGACTTCAATCGCTGGCCAAGTGAACGTAACATTGCGTTACACACAGCCTGATAACAACATTGGTACTTTGACAACTTACCCATACGGTAACTTTGACTAATTAATCGAATAAATGGGGCGCACAGCTGAAGGTCGTTGCGCTTAAACGAGTGTCCTTAACACCGCCCCTTTTTATAACTTTAGGAGATTAATATGGCACAAAGCGCTAATGGAATACCTAGCACTAATAACTCGGTGCAGTCTATCAGCCGTCAAGCAAAATATGAACCGTTTGACTTGCAAGTATCTCGTGGTCAAATCAGTGGTCACACGCCTTTAAATATTTTTGGCTACGGCACAACTGGCACAACTGCTGGTTTATTTGTAACCATGTGGGAAAATTCTCCTACAACTAACTATGTATTTCCAGTATCAGCACAAGTAATGTACGTTGCTAGTACTGTAGGCGCTGGTGATTCAGGCGCATTAATTCAAGTGACTGGATTAGATGCAAACTACAACCCAATTTCTGAAGTCGTTGCATTAGGCGCAACCGCAGGTACAGGCGTAGCTACTACAAAATCATACTTTAGAATTAACAACATATCTGTTTCATCATCTTCAACAGTACAGCCTACTGGTGTTATTACCCTTCAAAACCAAGCTGCAACATCTGGTGCAGTTGAGTATGCCCAGATTAATACAGCTACTTTTAACGGTAGCACTATTAGCCTTGGCACATCCCAAATGTCGGTGTATACAGTTCCAGCAAATACTACTTTGCAGTTGACAAGATTTACTGCAAATAGTTCTTTTACTGGTAATACTGCAAACTATTGCACATATAGGGTTGTAGCACAATATCCATCAGTATTAAATTCTTCTGCCACATTGGTTCGCAGAGTGATTTTAAATACACCTTTTGTACAACAGTTTAATATTCAACGTACTTTCCCATTTGCATATCCAGCTGGTACGGATGTTCAATGGCAAATTGCCCCCAGTGCCACTACTGCTTGTACAGTAGGTATTAATATTGGTGGTGTTTTAATCGATAGCGGTATTTAAAAATGACTGCAACTTGGCAACGTAAAGAAGGCAAAAACTCAAATGGCGGATTAAACGCTAAGGGCCGTGCCTCTTTAAAGGCCGAGGGGCACAATATCAAACCACCGCAGCCTGAAGGTGGTTCACGGAAAAAATCTTTCTGTGCTCGCATGGAAGGCATGAAAAAAAGACTGACTAGTGCAGAAACGGCACATGACCCAGATTCAAGAATTAACAAATCGTTGCGTAAATGGAAATGTTAAAATGAGCGAAATGGACCCAATTTTAACCGCTAGAGAGCTAGCAACACACGCTAGTGACATTGAGCATCTTCAGGCTGATATGGACAAACTTGTTAAAGATATGGAAGATGTAAAAGAGTCCTTAGCAGCTATTCAAAGAATGCTGGGTGAGCAAGCTTCTGCTAAGAAAACATTGCATAATGTATTAACTATTGGCGCTGGCTTGGCTGGCGGTATTGTAGTTTGGATCCTTGATAGGTGGTTTAAATAATGGCTAAAAACGGATATGATCAAACTTACGAGGATGACCGTAAGGAAAATGAAGAGACTAAGGATTTGCCAAGACGTGCTGCTAGAGCGGCCGTTGATTTAGTTAAACCAAAAGAAACTAAACCTGATACTGGCGAGACTACAAATCCTATGGGTGATAAATATAAGTCAGGTGGTAAAGTGCGCTCTTCTGCATCTAAACGTGCTGATGGATGTTGTAACAAAGGATTTACTCGTGCCTAGTACCAGTAAAAAGCAGCACAATTTTATGGAAGCAATCGCCCATAATAAAGCGTTTGCGAAGAAAGTAGGAGTTCCTCAGTCGGTTGGCGAGGATTTTGTAGCGGCCGATAAAGGCAAACATTTTAAAAAAGGTGGAACTAACATGGCAACAAGAAAACGTATTAACCCAGCAGCAGCAATGATGGCCGCTCGTGCTATGCAAGCACCAGCCCCAATGATGGCCCCTCCACAAGGCGCTATGCCTGCTCCAGGCGGCATGAAAGAAGGTGGCTTGTCTAAAGAGCACCATAAACATTTGGCTCATCACCATTTAGCAATGGCTGAGCACCACATGAAAGAGCATGAAGGACATCACAAAATGAAGAAGATGGCTTCAGGCGGCAAAGCTGAATCAATGGGCCCACGCTCAATGAAAGAAGATGTTGAAAAGGGTTCTAACAAAGAAACCAAATTTGGCGAATCTAAAGTTCAAAAACGTGGCCACACAGAAGACCGTCATCCAAAGATGAAAGAAAAAGGTCTAAATGATATTGGCACCGAAGGAATGAAGCATGGTGGCAAAGTTAAGAAAATGGCTCATGGTGGATCTACTTCTGCTCGTGCTGATGGCGCTGCTGTTCGTGGTAAAACAAAAACCAAATATTGTTAATTAGGAGAAGTATATGAAACCCCATGTAACTAAAGAGCATATGGAGCCAATGGCTGGTCCAGATATGGAGCGCCATGATGAGTTCATTTCTGAGCATGAAACTGAGAGCCATAAGCATCATAAGCATGAATTCAAAAAGCACAAAGCTTCGCATGAGCACCATATGGATCATGTAGAAAAAATGTGTCACGGTGGCAAGGCTCACAAATGAGAGCCAGTCGTGGAATGG